TCACCATTTATATGTTTATAATACATTCCATTATGATCAACTAAACCTTCTGTTTTATGCCATTTATTATTTTCATCCTGATAATAAATGTATTCCCAGCAAGTATATGGAAAGGCATTATTTTCATTATTATCAAAAAGCACTGTCACAATAAAAGGTATTTTTTTAAAGCAATTTTTGGGGGCACTGTTTATAGTTTCTGCACTGACTTCTGCAAGGGTCCATCTCTCGATTGCAAATTCTGATTTTAAGAGACTTTCAATTAACAATTGAATATTTATTGCTTCTTTTGCTTTGTATTCTGTAACTTGTGTTGTAGGCAAAGGTTGCAATCCTAATTTTGTTATACGTTCTTTTCTAGCATAATATGCTATTACATTTTCTGCTCTAACAGCTCTCCAAAATAATAAATGATCTTTAAGATCATAAGATTCTTTTTCAATCAGATTCAACTGAATTTCTTGCTGTGCAACAAAACGGGCGTTCAGACTCTCCTGGGTCTCTGGCTGCATCTTCTTGAAGATCTAATTGTCTCCAAAATTTTCTAAAAAAAGATGTCCAACTTTTATCAGAAAATGAAAATAAAGGTTCATTTGTTTCATTAAGGGGTAGTTTGTTAGGAAAATTAAAACATGTTAATCTACTCCTCAAATAAAATAAGGACTCATCAGCTGGAACTTCAACATTAGTAGTTATAATCATTGGTGGTAATTTTGTCTGCAAAAGGTTTTTATGTTTTACATCTAAAGAAAACATATTACCATCAAAGGCATTTCTTAAATAGGTATCTAAATATAACCAACAACTATAAGTAGCATCATCTAATAATCCTACTTTTGCATCCTGCAAAGGCATTAACCAAAACTGGCTAGATTTATTTACAAATGATACTACCTGTCCTTTAAGAAACTGCACTAATTTAAAACAGAATAGCGATTTCCCAGTGTCAGGTGGTCCATAAAACACTAAACACATTTTTTTAGGAATACATTTGAAGAATTGTTTAAGAGCTATTAAAAATTCTAATATATTAACACCCTGATATTTTAGGTATTGTATTATTTCTTTCCAGTCATCGCCACTACTATCTTCTTTACAACATTTATTTATCCATTCAGACATAGTCATAGATTTCATCTCTTGTCTTTTATACATTCTTACCATAGCTACACAATCTTTAACATATTTTACTTGACAATTACTAGCTAAGAAGGCAGCTGCATTGCAATTTTCTTCAGCATAACAAGCATAGTTATAAGCCACCATAGATTCATCAGTAAAATCATTGTCATAAGCCCACTGAACCATTTCTGATAGTTTAAAAGTTTCTGCAGTAGCTGCTTGATGATCAACCATTGTTAATCTTGTCATCCAAGCGGGCATAATTCCATATTTAAAGCACATATCAGTAATAATTCTTTTATAGAAAAATAAAGCTGCCGCTGTGCTCTTAAGTTTTGGTGGTTCACATAAAATTTGCTCTTCTTTTGCATTCAACATAGATCCTAACAATTTCATAACAGTTTCACGATTTTTAGTTGCTTTAAACTCTATTAAATATAATACTGCGAAATCAGCAGATATTACTTGAACAAAATCTACATGCTGCTGCAGTAACGTTTTGGATGCATCACGTAGATCTTCACTTATACCAAGAACACTAACAACCCAATTAGTACTACATGTTTTATCACTCTTAAAACTTCTAGTTAGCTCATTAAAAGCAACAGCAAACTTAATTTTAAACTTACTTAGCAGTGCAGCTTTTGTATTACTACTATGCAAAATATAGTCACATTCTATTTGAGCGCCATTTTTGTTTCCCGCCTGATTTGAAATTGATAAAGAGTCTACCTGAACAGAATTACTTTCAGCTTCATCTTCGCCCAATCCACTATCAATAAATAGTCGCCGCTTAGAAGCTCTTTCTGGTGTAATATGCACTGCAGACAACCGTGGGCTTAACTCTAAGATTTGTTTTTCAGGAGTGACTATGTACTTTCTTTTTAACTCCTGTATACATCGATCACTTTCCTCAGAAGCCTGGTTGTTGAATAATGCCAGGGAATTCCCCTGTAACAAGCTTTCGGAATCATCTATCAGATTTGAAACCACTGAATCGTTAGTACTCTCATCAAATAAATCACATAGTGTATCCTCCACACATTCAGCTTCAGAAACCAAATACCACGACCCATCTACACAATCATTATTTTCATTATTTTCAGTACCTTTAGGATCTGCCATATCGAGTCAGTTGTCTGGAGCACGTAGGACAAAGTAAAGATAATTCTTTTAGCAGCAGTTGTTCTATGCAACGTATTCCAAATTCTGTCGCTGCAACTGTCAGACGAATGCGACTATTGCAATAGTTACAAGCAGAGTCTATCCGGTAAGGACAGAACTCCTCCTCAGGTGTCGCATCTGGTGACAATGACTCGTCAGAAAGTAAATTAGCAGGTATCACTAGCTCACTTAATTCAATATCAGGTATAGTTGGTCTATCACCCCTCATGGTTGCACACAATTTCTGCAAATCCCTCTCCAGGTACCACGAATTAAAACAAAATCTAAATCATTATACAAATGCCTCAATTTTTCAATATAGTCTAAAAAGCAATAACAATGCAAACAGCGAATATTTATCTCAGAAAGTTCTTTGCCAAGTAAGCCTGTAAGCAAATGACTTTTAGCAGTGCATACAAAGAAGTTTTGTTTTTCATACAAAGCAGTTAGCCTTAAACATTTAGAGCAACAAACATACGGTGTATAGTCTCTCCAAATAACAGACAATTTTTTGTTATGAAACGACGCAAGATCAACAATAGACAAAGGAAATTTGCAAAAGATACAATTCAATTTCAAGTCAAAGAAGCTAATTTTGAAGTAAGTGCAATAAGAATCCAAATCTGTAGGAAATTGTGGCTCCATCTGCTTCTTGCAAACTCTGTGTTCAGCAGTATTTATATGTGACTGTGTCGGTTATCAGTTTTAGTAATGTATGATTGTTGCCAACAATTATTATGTGTGAGTAATTAAAATACCGAAGGCGGTACAAGTACCGCTTTAGGTACTGTTATTCATTTATCTGTACATCTTTGTTTAAACTTGTTGAAGTTGGCAGAACATTTTAAGGTGTAACTCCAACGGTACAAACAATGCCTGCCGGCTATAAAACTTACCGAAAACGGTCTTCAGATCTTAAAGAAACACGTCCGTCTCCTCCGATGTCCAGCAGCTACTGACTGACCACATAGTTGGTAGTGTCAGAACCCACCCAACGGAGGCGTAAGAATGACAAGCAAGGTAAGTATTCATAATAATTTATTGATCACAGTATTGTAAGTTACTTCACAGTAAAGACAATGTAAACATAGTACTTCAAGTATGACAGGCTCAAATATTACTTTGTCCTTTTACGTTTCGTTGACCTACTAGATCCTGCAGAAGTATAATCAATTCTGGCTCGTTTACCATTTAATAATCCAGTTTGATATAAAAATTTCCTACCTAACGAAAACTGGCTTAGGTCTGAAGAAAATCTTTCTGTTAAATCTATATTCCAAAATGTGTAGGGTTTATATGGATCAGTATCCTCTTCAGGAACAGCAGTAGGACATTTTGTGGCCATAGATTTTATATATCTGTAAGCATCTTCAATGCCAGTAGGAGCTGGTGGCACAAATGCTAATTGCCACTCCTCTAAAATTCTAGGATTCATTACGTGCAAATGAGCTAGTACATCTGCTGTTAAACTGACCTTACAAAGCTGGAACACTAATTCAATTTCATATTCTTCAGTATGTCGCTGATATTGTTTAAAGTCAGAGGTCTTAAACTGGTAACCATTATCAATGAAATTGGCATCTGTAGCCTTTTTATCGGTTTTAACACTGATATTAAAATTCACATTTCTGGTATTATCAAATACTGTTATAAACAAATCATTACCCCAACATACCCCATTGTTTGTTCCCTGAGCTCTTCTCAACCAGTAAGGTCTATTAAATATCTGAGAATCACTAGTGTTCAATGAACCACTTGGAGTAGTAAAATAAGAGGATGAACCTAAAGAAGTTGATCTATTATTTTGCTCAGCTGGGTTAGGAGTTATATAATAAACTCCATTATCAGTTGGAATAGGTTCACCCATTGTACCAGCCCTAGCAAATAAATGACGAGCATACAACTGCTCACGTTTACCAAAGAAAAATACTGCATCACCATAAATATCCTTAGTCATTTTTAAAAAATCAGGCCAAATGCTTATAGTGTCTATTATATCTATAGGTACCCCAGCTCTATCCTGCATAAATTTTGCAAAGTTAGCTGCTCCAAAACCTATATCTCCCATGTCTCCGTCTTGAATTACTGTATTTACAAGTTGGATTGGAGGAGCGTCACCATTTTGCAATTCATTACATGGTTTTGCTAAATCCCAATACTCACCAGTAGCTGGGATGCATCCTACAATCAAAATCTGGCTTTGTTTAGGGTCAACAGAAACATTTTGTCTTTCATCCGTTTGCTGTGCTCCTAAATAATAGCTAGGATTTTCAGTATCACCAATTTTATTTAATAAAGGATGCCCTGTTGAGCCAACCCCTAAAGGCCCTCCTCTACCTACTTCTAAACCTGTTAATTTCCAAACTAATCTTTCATTTTCAGAATTAAATATGGTTTTATCTACTAAAGCAAATTTATTAGGATCTGGTAGTTTGCATCTAAATACTCTGTACTGATTTGCAGACACCTTAGGTACTGTAACATTACCTCCAGATTCAATATCAAAATAAGGATTTCCCACTATTAATAGTCTTTCAGTGCTTGCATGAAAATACACATCCGTTTCTTTCACGTATTCATCAGTGCGCAACACACGGGCTACAGGAGCACTAGGAGGCAGATAGACTTTGCCAGGTGCAGAAGACCACAGTGCCATCTGAAAAACATTAAATTACTTCTAAGCGCCGTCGTTTTCGAGGTAACAAAGAAGGATCTAATACATAGTCTACATATGTACTGTCATAAAGAGGATACCATGCATTACCTGATATTATAGTGGCCGCTGGAATAATTTGACTTACTAGATCATTTGCAATCAGACCATTTTCTGCTACATCAGTTACAAATATTTTAGAAGCATTTGTTATAGATGAAATAGGCAAAGTTATTGTATCTCCTTCTTCATCTACACCCTGTATAGTTATGTGAGTGTTATCAAATGTTTCTAAAAGAGGATCTAATAAATCCTCTTCTGTAAAATTAACATCTGCTATATTAGCAGGATCATCTATAGATGTAACTGCTAGTATATCATCTACTACAGTGCTGTTTACAGTAGAATCTGTAAATGTGTGAAGTTCTATATTTTCACTAGGGATAGAAGAAATATCCATATAATAGTGAACTTGTGGCCCAACAGTTAATCCACTTCTTGTTTTTAAAACTGCTTTAGTTCCAAATCTACTGACTCTAACTAATCCCTCGGAAGTTGCTGATAAATATGGCCTACTTAAATATGCTATGTCAGCAAATTCAGCACTGGGCGCCGCCTGGAGGCTATTGACATCACGTTGAAACTCAATGCTTATGTCTGGGTCAAAGGCGGGATTTTCAAACTCAAACTGAACCAATCGGGAAGGTTGACTGAGAAAGTCAATGGAGCGGATTGGATACTGCTGCATAAATCTATTATAAGATCTTTGTGCTGGAGTTCTTGGTACACTCCCTATTTTTGCAGGAGTGCTTTCTCTAGGCCCTGTTTGTAATCTAAGTTCTTCCAAAGGAATTTCTTCAAATATATTTTCTCCTATAGTTTGCCCTGTTAGTTGTGGATCTACAAAGACATTAGTATTATTTACACCACTGTTTAAAAAAGGATTGATTTGTGTTTCAATAGCTGTATTTGAAAATGCATCATAAAATATCTGCTTTGGAGGTACTGGAGCTGGCATGGCATCTATAAATGTTGTTTCACTTTCTTCTGTAACAACAACAGAAGGTCCCCCATTTACACCTCCCACATCTGTAGCTGGATCTGTAAATGTGAACAATTCTATGTCTTCTCCCCCAACTCCAGGGCCTGCATCAGGTGCAATAAAGGAGATATCAGGACCACCTTCTGATAAGGGTACAATTGATGAAGCTCCAGCATCAATAGGCACTATATCTTGCGGTCCTAAAGGTTCAATAACTACATTTGGTCTACCTAAAGGTATTTCCTGTGCAGGTCGTCCACTACCTGGAGTTCCTAATGGTCTGTATCCAAACGATCCCCCAGATCCTTTCCCAGAACCAATGCCCAAATTTCCAAAGTATACCAGACTTCCAAATATTTTTAATAACCAATCAGCCACTGTAGTATTTTCAAATTTATTTTTTACATCAGGAATGCAGTCACCTCCTTGCAAGCAGGTTTTATAAAGGTCAGTAGGGTTAGCTCGTTTTCTTCTACGTAGCGACATTACAAAGAATCAAGTTTCCCCAAAGTAAAAGCAGTACCCTTTGGAATATGCACTGTATGCAGGAATAGTTCTCTTTGAGAAACACTAGTAAATGCAACCAAAAGCTTTGCAGCTCCGTTAGCATTAGCACCAAGCCATTTCCACACAGAACTAAAACAAAGAAATAAGTCTGAATGTTTTGTTGTAACACGATTTCGCCAACATTTTAAAGTATTTTGTTGACCTGTAAATAATATTATTGGTGGATCCCGAGCCTCTTCCTGTAATCTTCTAAGTCGTGATAAACCGTGCGCTGCAACTGTTCTAGATCTCGATCCCACTTCTCCAGGAGACGGTGCAGAGTCGGACCCCAATTTCCTCTTGGTTCCTCGTCTGGGGGTCTGGTTGGTTCCTGGTTCTCCTGATTCTCCTCCTGGTCGTCGTCCACGTCGTATTCTGGGTGTCGAGGAGGAGGGCGAGTCGGTGTCGGTGTTTTCGGTGCTGTCCTGCTGTCTCCTTCCAGGGCTCTGCGGCCTGTAGAGGTTCGATGGCCCGGGCCTACTTTCAGAAGTGGGATATGAATGTCTCGAGGAGCTAGTAACAGAGGCAACAACAGTTTTGTTTTTAAATTTCACTGTCCATTGTCCAGTCTTGCCATACTTTACCGCATCAGGATGAAATATCACAAAATATACAGAATCACCATTTATATGTTTATAATACATTCCATTATGATCAACTAAACCTTCTGTTTTATGCCATTTATTATTTTCATCCTGATAATAAATGTATTCCCAGCAAGTATATGGAAAGGCATTATTTTCATTATTATCAAAAAGC